GTTATGTATGTCTGGTAGCCAATCTTGTAATCCGCCCATTATTGCTGGTTTTCTGTTGCTGAGTAATATAGTAACTGTTCGTCTGTAAGGGTGTCTGGCATGTCTATAGTCTCTACTGGTGTGTTTTCATCAATACCTGGTAAAGATGGCGCTATGAAGCTATTACTTCGTTTAACAGCCTTCCTTGGTGGTTGTTCAGTCAAGGCTAGCTCTATACCATCTACTTTGATTACAGTAATGCCAGTTCTACGCATGAGTTTGATTAATTTTTCTAAATCCTTAATATCATTGATTTTCATTTATTACTCTTTTTGACATTATCAACAGCACTTAATACTTGAAGGTTCCAAGGAACATGTAGACCACTAACTAATTTACCTTGTAATGGAATAATATGGTCCACATGCATTTTTATCCCTAACTCATTCTGCAATTGCTTAGCAGACGTATAAAACATTTGGATATGTTGTTTTTGAAGTTTACTAAGCCATTTAGGCATTCGTTTTAATTGATTAGCTTGTCTAGTCCTACTTTTTTGATTAAATACTTCTGGCTTAGTTTGGCGAGCTTTTTTATCGTATATTGCTTTTTTAGTACTATTTTTAGCCCACCATTTGCGCATATATTGAGCATTGTGTTCTTTATTTGCTATTTTTCGTTCTTTGTTGCAAACAGAACATCCAAGACGATTATTCTTAGTTTTAGCGACATAAGAATGCCCTTGTTTACATTGTTTCAACTTAACCTACTTAGTAATAGGGCTAGATTTACGTTTCTTCATGATTTTAGAGACAATAGACTTATCATGTTTATTCTCTGATTCGTCTTCTCTAGGATCATTAGTTTCATTAGAATCATCTGGTTGATCGAGCTTCTTTAAGCCTGCAGATTCACTGTAATTCTCTTTACGAAGTGCGTTATAAGAGAGTTGATCTTCTTCGTTTGCGTCTTCGTCTGCATTTCGGCTTAGATCTACTTGTGATGAGTCATCTGAATCGATTGAGTCTTTAGAAGCAATACCACCAATAGCCATAAACTGCTTATGGGCACGTTTAGCCATGATTGCTGCTGCAATAGATGCTGCGTGCTCCATTTGGGCCTCATCGTCTGGTTGATCATCCATTTCTTTATGCATATCGACGTTACCGCCTTGTGCATATGGCTTACGGCCATTAGAATGCTCATCTTCCATATCGATTCTACCGCTGTTATGGCCCATTTCATCGTCTTCATTAAGACTATGTGCTTCTGAACTGCCTTCGTCTTCTGATGGTGCTTCTTCTGATTGTAAATGAGCTTCATCATCACGTTCGATTAGCTCTTCATGGTTGTCTCTCGGTTCCATACGACCACCTTGAGCCATCAATGCCTTGCCGTCATCGTCTTCGTCACCTGGGTCCATACCGCCGTGATTTTTAGCAGCAGTCTTACCGCCTACATTAGATACGTTGATGCCTTTAGAACCTAAATCTCTAGTAGTAATAGTTACGGTACCTGCTCCACCTGTAGAAGCTCCGCCTGGGTTAGATCCACCAGTCTTTGTCTTATTACCTGTAGTGCTAGTCTTAGCTCCACCAGTTTTAGCGCCGCCAGTTTTAGCGCCGCCAGTAGCAGTCTTTGTATCGACTTTTCCACCTTCAGCATAAGATTGGACTTTTTTCATCTCAGCTGCAGCCATATCTTGGGCATACTGGTCTTCGATTTCTTTATTGTATGGAGCTTTTTTATTGTTATGCTGAGATGCCATATCAGGGCCTTTGCCCATCTTTTTAGCATCATATTCATCGTCACGTTTAATTGGTTGGCGTCTATCAGTTTCTGGATGAATACTATCGCCAAGGTCATTTTCATCATCTCGCATATTCATATTGCGGACAGAGAATGCATCAGAACCTATGATTTTTGGTTGACTAAGCTTTGTAACTGAAGGCTTTTGGGCTTGTTTTACTGTAATGTTATCTGCCCAAGAATCGTTTTTAGCTGGTTTATCGCCTGAATTTCTAGATGCTTCTTTAGAATCATTATAGCGGTTATCTGGCATTGGACGTTTTTCAGACTTTGCTGATTCTACTTTTCCGCCTTTAGCATAGTTCATATCTTTAGAACCAGACTTAACAGAACCTCCAGATGCAAGTTTCTTCTTAGCTGCTTTTCGCATTGCATGGGCCATAACGAGTTTACTTTTAGACATTATTCTTGTTCCTTAGAGGCTTGTTCATTCATACTATCGAAATCATGGGATTCTTCAGAGTCTTCATCTTTTGGCTTAGCGCAGCAATCGTGTGCTTCTTGGAGTAAGATTGCAACTGTTTTAACGTCGTGACGGGCAACTGCCTTGATTAGGTCAGATGCAATAGATTCGATACTAGATTCTTGGTTTGATGAGTCTTCTGGTTTTTCATCTGGAGCGCGGTCTTTTACTATCACACCAACTTGATTGGCTTTTTTCATAAAAGGTAGCAAAATCGCCTCCAGGCAGTCTAAATATGCCATTTAGTCCTTAATTATCTCCATAACCGCCATATTCGACCTTATTCTTCTCTTCTTGCATATATCCTTCTAATTCGCGTTCAAACATCTCTTTGTCTTGAGCTTCTGCCCATGCCTTGGTACCATACTTAGGCTTATCTTCTGGAGGCATGTAAGCATATGCAGGAGAGTATTTAAATGCATATAATACAGAATCGATGATATCTGAGTGATAATCAGTACTTACGACTGTTCTTTCAGGAGTAGATTTATCTCTATTAATCTCTACTAAATACGTATCTTGAGCAAACTTAGATTCAATAGATGCTTTGAAGTGTCCACGACGTAGCGCATCGTTAAGGAGTTCTACATTCTCCATCTTACGAGACTTCTCTGCTGCTTCTACTGGGATTTGGTGTCTACGGATTAGCTCTTCACCAATCTTCTTACCTAGGGCGCCCATATCCATACTCATTTTAGATACATTGTATATCTTGTCTAATCGCTTAATTTCATCTGCAAGCTCTGTAATGCCTTGCTTAGTCTTTACTGACTCTTCTACAAGGTAGGTTACTGGATCTGCTTCAGACCAGGCTAATATACATATAGCATCTGCATCCTTGTACCCAATATCGATACCCATGATGTATTGGTACTGGCCCATTGGTAATGGTGGTTTCCAGTTATTTTTATCTGCATTGTATTTGATTAGGAGAGAATCAGAGTCGTTTGCCCATATACCATAATACTCACGTTGGATACTAGGATCTGATATGGTTAGGTTACGACGTTTAAGTACTCTGTCTAATAGCTCTTGATGGGTCTTTTGGGATTTAGTAGCAATATGTGGATTATCAAAGAATGTCCACTTATGTTTAGTCCATACATCGTTATTATTATGGGCACATTCATAGAAGTAGCCAGTTGGTGTAGCCCTAGGAGTTCCGATTAAACATAGAGTACCAGCATAATCTAATAGTGCTGGTTCGATAATGTCATCGATAAGATCCTTGATATACTCACGAAAAGACTGGCATTCATCGATGTAACAGAGCTTTATAGGCAATCCCCGGAACTTCTCAATCTCAGACTTATCTTTAGCTCCAGAGATATAGATCACCGACTTGTTAGCAAAGGTTATAGATCCTTCTGCTTCAGATACTGTTCCTTGTAACTCATTGTTATCGTTTATCTTCTTAAGTTCTTTCCATACTAGTTTCCTAGCATTTGCTGCAGATAAAGTAATATAAAGGCACGTAATCTCTGCTGTATTGATAGCTGTATGTATTAGATGTGCTGCACAAGCAACGGTTTTACCTGCTCTACGGCTACATACTGCTACCTTAAAAGGAGATGGATCTTCTACGAATTCTAATTGCTTATCAAATAGAAAAGAAGTGATGTTGAATTTACGTGCCCAATACTGGTCCAAAGCTTCCTTGCTTTGAGCCTCAGGCTTTTTAGAGCCTATGATGCGTTTCATTAGACTGCTTGCGACTGTTCTTGAATTTTTGGAAATAATTCGGCAGAAACAATATTGCCCCAAGGGACTAGGGCATCGACTGTCTTAGCAGTAAGATGGGCAGTAAGGAGAATACCTGAATCTACAATAACACCTGTCAAAGTGATGTTATTCTTACGTTCTGATAGATTGACTACGTTTGGTACATTACCATATCCTTCGATAAGGAAGGACTGGTGTAGTCGTAGTACTCGTACTAAACGAGAGTTAGCTGTTTGGTTCATTTGTGCTCTTTTCTGAAGCGCGGTCTAAATCTTGTCTAGCCTTTGCTTCATGGTTAATAGCTAATAGCTCTTTATTAGTATTTTCTAGGTCTAAGCTATGGACATAGACTAGATATTGGGCCTGAGCAGCTTTAGATAGAGCTTCTGTATATGCCTTTTGGATTTCTTCCATAGTACGCGGAGCAGGCGGATTTGGGATCTTTTTCTTTTTAAACATCTTTGTTTTCCTTATTGTTTTTTAGTATTAGTTTAATAGCATCACTTAAAGCACGTTGGTAGGCAACAACCATAGAAGCAGTAACTAGACTGCCTGTATGTTTAATCAAGTTCTTGTAATCACTAACCATTTTCTCATGATTAGCAAATAACAGGCCTGCTACTTCTTGAGTTGGCGTAAGCGTAGTCTTCTCTGTTTTAATCTGTGTTTGACTCATATACTCCTTTAGAACGCAAATGGGTTAAAGATTGTATTTGGTAACTTAATCATTAATCTACGGCCTAGATCAGTTAGATGCATTACACTAACCGGATTAGCTGGTACTAAGGCTTTAGCAAGGCCTTGTAATCTCCAAGTCTTTTTAACAAAGACCCATATAACGGTATTATCGTCTGTACTTAGGATGCTATACCCTAGTATTACATCTTGATCATCTTTTAGGCATGCTATCTTAATTTTAGCTTTAGGGCTCTTTAAGAAGGTCTCACCAACTGGCTTATAGGAAGTCATGAATATATTCTTTGGTATTAGCGAAAACCAGCTATCGCCATAATAAAGGCCGCGTAGAAAAGTAGCCATAACAAAGCTAGTATCACTAGTCCTGAAGTCCCTAATCTCATATAGCCCTTCTAGTTTACTCACGGTATTCCGTCTTTGGCATTAAATACATTGCATACATAGAGTTTTTAAGCTTCTTAATGATGTAGTAAATAGGCGATTTACTCTTAATCTTATTACCTGCTTTAGCAAGGATCTTAGCAATGTCTCTATAGCTAATACCGTTTGCATGGTATGTCCAAACAACCTTTTCTAGCTCTGTATCAAACTTATAGTCTTCTAGAAAATTCTCTGCCATTTGGTAGTATGCTCTCTTTGCTTCCCATGACTCGCCATGGTGGTTTTGAAACAATTTTGTAGACCAAGTTTTAAGCGTGTCGTTATTCACGTCTTCTATCTCCTTAAATCCTGTATCTGCTGCCTTCTTGTACCACTCATCTCTTAACTTCTCGTAACTATTCTTTGGGCGTCTCGATTTCATTTAATGCTACTTCTGAAGGTGTCTCTGCTGATGGAGCTAACGCTGCCTGCGCTGCTGCAGCTTCTTGTGCTGCCTTTTGTTGTGCTTCGTGCTTTAGCTTAAGTGCTTGAAAACGTGCTCCTGCAAGTTGCTTAGCAGCTGCTACGCGTACAGTCTTTACAAACTCGTTTTTAGGGAGTTTACTACGAGTAGGTGCAATTCTCATCATTTCAGCATCTACAACCCATTCAATATCATCTGGAGTAGCAATAGGGCCTACAAGGCTTACAATGTCTGCTACATAAGCATCGAATTCAGTCATGCCTGCTGGGATTGAAGTAGGGAAGTAACTAGATAGTTTTTTAAGTAATTGTTTCATTATATCTCCTTAAGAGTAATATATCTCTTTTTGAGACGTATGTCAATACTTAATACAAATATTTTTTATGGCGGATAAGTGGCGGATATCATTAGACTTCTGCTAATGTTCTGCCTATCTTGGGAATGGCTTCTAATTTAATACCTGGTAAAATCGTAGTATTTTCCATGGCTTCTTGGAGTAATAGGGCTACAGCTTCAGCATCGGCTTCATTACACTCTGCTACTAAACTATCATGGACCTGGATTACTAACTTACAATCAAT